TATTGAGCCAAGGCGCTGGGTAACAACTGACAGGAGAAGAGGATGGAGATTTTTGTCTACGTAAAACGTTCAGAACTGGCTGAAATAGACATGGATGAGTACGGGCTGAAAAGCACAATTATTGAGGATTTAAACAATAACGAGGATGACGTATATCCTGGATTCAATGTGACCATGAAGGTGACAGAGGATATCTGATAGCAGCGCAATGGCTTGTCACGACAGGCCATGACGGTGCTACGCACCAACGCTTTAGACCTTCAATAACCAGACAGTAAGACACCTTAGCCCTCGCAATGAGGGCTTTCTTTTTCCCATAACAAAGCGGCTTCATTCGAGGCCGATTCGTTATGAACCTAATTCAACCAAGGAACAACCCATGTTAGCACTTGCTCATGGGGCGGCATGTGGTCGCCCTTTCCACGCTATTAACTCTATCCAGTTTCACCCGGCAAACATTCTGACCAGCGCCAGCTTTACCCCGCCACCGCGCAAAAGCTTCCTTCAGCGCCTGGTTGAGTTTCTTAACAGGAGCGTGAAGCCATGAACATCAAGCTGAATTTCAAAGACCGTCAGGAGATTGAACAAATCATTGCTGGCTTCGATGAAACGGACAACGAGCGCATCTATGCAGAAGTTGAACAGATGGACCGGCAGTTTAAATCAAACCCGGTAACGCCGATTCTGCGGGCTCTGTGCGACAACATGAACGCATTCGACTTGGCGGCCGACACGATCGACTTTCAGGAGCGCCTGAATAACGTCCTCTGGGACAGCCTGACGGATTACGTTAAGCATCAATATGCGCTGCAAATTTTCATGGGGCGGCGCAGTTTTAACGAGGTGGCATAAATGAACCAGCAGCTGGTTAATCAGGTATTCGAAATTGTTAATCCGCTAAAAATGGAGTTCGAGCAGGTTTGTGCTGAACCCTCGATCACATTCAAGCGCGAATCGGAATTCGCAATGCAGATATTCGCTAACAACGACTATCTGGCAAAGATTGCAGCCCAAAACAGCACATCAACTCGCAGCGCGGTGATGAATATCGCCGCCATCGGTATCACGCTGAACCCGGCGCAGAAACTGGCTTATCTGGTTCCACGAAAAGGCGCTATCTGCCTCGACATTAGCTACATGGGACTGATGCATATTGCTCAGCAGTCGGGTGCGATTAAGTGGTGCCAGTCGGCAATCGTCAGGAAAAATGACCGATTCATGCGGACCGGAATCGACCGGCCGCCGACGCATGAATTTAACGAGTTCGACACCATTGAGCAGCGTGGGGAAATCGTCGGTGCCTACACCGTTGTTAAAACTGATGAGGGCGACTACCTGACCCATACGATGCGAGCGGAGGACATCTTCGCCATCCGTGACCGGTCAGAGGCATGGAAGAAGTATCTGACCGACAACAGCAAGAAATGCCCGTGGGTCACTGACGAAGAGCAGATGATCCTGAAGACGGTAGTTAAGCAGGCCGCGAAATACTGGCCGCGCCGTGAACGGCTGGATAACGCTATCGATTACGTCAACACGGAGGGTGGCGAGGGCATCAACTTCAATCAGGAGCGCGGGCAAGAACGCGACGTTACGCCCTCTACTGAGCAAACACTCCAGACCATTACTGACCTGCTGCTGAGCATGGACAAAACGTGGGAAGAAGATCTCTTGCCGGTTTGCTCACAGATATTCCGCAGGCCAATCAAGCAGGCATCTGACCTGACCGAAGCGGAAGCGGTCAAGGCTCTCGACTTCTTGTCAAGGAAGGCTAAGGCGGCGGCATGATTTCTCCCGAATGCATACAGCAGCGCACAGGGATAGATGTGCTGTCTGTTGAGCAGGGAAGCTATGAGTGGCAGAGATTGAGGCTGGGAGTGATAACAGCATCGGAAGCATCAAAGGTTATCGCCAAGCCACGGAGCGGAAAGAAATGGACCGACATGAAGCTGGCCTATTTCTACACCCTTCTTGGTGAGGTCTGCACAGGTGAGGCGCCGGAGATAAACGCAAAAGCGCTCACATGGGGAAAGACACACGAAGAATCAGCAAGGACGCTGTTTGAATTCACCACAGACGTTAGAGTCACGGAAGCACCGATTATCTACAGGGATGAAACGCTAAGGACAGCATGCTCTCCAGACGGTTTGTGCAGTGACGGACGCGGACTTGAGCTTAAGTGCCCTTTCACCTCTCGCGATTTCATGAAGTTCCGCCTAGGTGGCTTCGACGCCATCAAATCGGAGTACATGGCTCAGGTGCAATTCAGCATGTGGGTCACGGGAAAGGAAGCCTGGTATTTCGCTAACTATGACCCGCGTATGAAACGCGAAGGCATACACCACGTCATCGTCGAGCGCGACGAGAAATTCATGGCCGACTTTGAAGAAATGGTGCCGGAGTTCATCGAAAAGATGGACGAGTCGCTGGCGGCCATTGGCTTCTCGTTCGGCGATCAGTGGAGATAACGATGAAACAGCCAACTGACGCAATCCAGGTCGGGCGAATCGCCCTGCCCTACAGCCGCAAGGAGCGCGGCTGGGTTACTCCAACCGGGAAAGTTATCCGCAATCCTCTCCGGGCTCAGCGAGCAGCTGAGCTAATCAACGACCGACTACCTCCTGAATACAGGTGACCTATGCGCAAACACAGACGCAGGCTGAAAACGGAAGCAGGCCGGGTTCGCGATGGATGGCTTATTGAGCTTGAGGATGGGCTGGCGGTGCAGGTTACGGACGTCAAGCACCTAGGCAACAGAGTGTCATTCAAAACTGGCGGCACTCCGTGGTCGCTTGAGCATGACGACATCGTATACAGAGTAATTGACATGGAATTAGTGGAAGGAGTGGGGAAATGAGTGTGAAACGTTTAGAAATAGACCACAAGGGTTTGCCATTTTTGGATGATAAAGGTGTGTACGTTTTCTATGAAGACTATGCCGCCCTTCAGGAAAAGGTAGCCCAACGTGAAGCGCAGATAGCAGCGCTGACTGCGGAGAATGTTAAATCGCGAAATGCAGTATCTGTTTTCTCTGATGTTACACAGCAGGTGACTGACATCATTAGCGATGAAATCGGATCTGCTGGCGTAGCAAAAATTCTGTCGGCATTTAAAGCCGTCGGCAATATGCCAGTGACCGATGCCGCTGTTAATGAGTTTCGGGCGCAGGGAGTTGAAAGGTTTGCGAATCAGCAACGTCAGATAGCAGTTGAGCAGGAAAAATTTGGTGATTACGAATTTTCGCGTCATTGCAGCATTTCAGCAGATGAAGCTGATGAGTTCGCAGTAGCGATTCGGGAGAGAAATGATGGATAAGAAACAGCTGGAAGCACAGCTGGCAGGTCTGCCCGCTGCTACTAATGAGATTCAAGCGCAGGGAGTTGAGTTATTTGCAGAATTGATGCGCTCATATATCGGTAACCCCAGCAAAAACGATGCTGCTGCAAGCTATTGCGCCCGCGAAGCAGTTGACTTCGCAAAGCAGCTACGCGAGGGGAAATGATGGATATTCAGAATCAGAAGCTAACCATTGAAGGCGCTGTGACATACAGCAGGTTATTCGATGCGTTAAAAGGCATGTACGAAGTCGATGACGATGACAGCGTTTGGGAAATATTTAACCAGGCTGATGACCAAATTGAAGAAGTGGTGAACGCGCTGAAGCTACTTTCCGCGCCGCCAGCGCCGGTGGTGCCAGATGGCTGGGAAGCATGTTCGCCAGAGTGGATTGACAGGAATGGGCCATGCAGTTGCGCGAACGCCCCAAGATTAGCGTTCGGAAGTGTTGGGCAGCACTATCATCCACATATATTCATCGACAACACAGCGCAGCAGTATGAGTCGCTGGCAGGATGGCGGATGGTGCCTATTAAGCCAACAGAGGAGATGGTTGACGCTTTAGAGCCAGGACCATCGTGGTCGCGCGGTGAAATTAAGGGCAGATATGCAAACATGCTCGAAGCGGCACCGAAACCGGAGGGACAGTGACCAGATTCAAATACTCACTCACCATGCTTCTTCCGGCGTTTATCGTCTGTTGGCCAATAGGAAAGTCTGCGAAGGCCATTGAGAGAATAGCCAGAAAGGTCAGATTAAAGTGTGCCTATAAGATGCGTGATGTTTTAGCGGGAACTCCAACAGACGAAAGCAAGGAGGATAAATGTTAGCAGGCTTCATCCTCCTCATTACCGCTCACTCTCACGCCCTACCCGTTACTGAAACCATCTACCAAACCAAAGCAGAATGCGAAGCCCTAAGGGTCAGGCTGAATGAGCGCCGGCCGATGGCTCAGCTTGTGTGTGGTGAGGTAAGGAGATAACGATGCTTCAATATCATTTCCGTAAGGGGGGCTTCTGGTTTCGTGTCTTTGGCATAGGCCTTAGCGTGATTAACCGGGAAATTTACCCTGCTCCGTTTTCAGTTCGTCACGGTTCCATAAAGGAGCTTAGGGTCGGTAAGTTTGGCGTTAAGTATCTGGAAAAGGTAAGGAGATAATTATGCACGCTGATTTTTTAGACGAGGCTGCAGAACGCGAGCAGCAGCTGATAGAGATAGCCTTAGCCAACAGACCGGCGCCCAGTGTTGAGTTCACCGGTAAGTGTCACTACTGCGAAGAGAAGATTAGTAGGGGGCATTTCTGCTCGGGCGAGTGCCGAATCGACCATGAGCGCATGGTGTGGGCGCAGAAGCAAAGGAGGTTGATGTGAGCTTATTAGATTGGGCTGTAGAAAACGTAAAAGTGTGGACTAACTGCAGCGTGCTGACTACTTCCGGTCACGGTCCAGATTTCTGTCATCCTGGTGCCGTGCCAAGAGGTGCTGAGTTCGTGACCCGCCAACAATGGCTGTCAGCAAAGGAAAGGAAAAACATGGTGGAATGGAATGGTGAAGGCTTGCCGCCAGTTGGATGTGAGTGTGAACTATACGACTTAGAGCAATGGATAGAGGTAAAAATTAAATACATCGGTGACCATGTAGTAGTTGTTCATGCTTTCGGTTCCGCTGTGCATGAGAGGGTTTTCCATTTAGCTAAGCATCCCGACAAATTCCGTCCTATCCGCCCCAAAGCAGAGCGGCATCGTGAAGAGGTTGGCCGAGCGCTATTTGACGCCATTAACTGGAATCAATGTGATGAGCCAGTAAGCGATTCACGGATGGAAGACTACCGAAAAGCTTACGACGCTATCGCCGCTGGCAAAATCCCCGGCGTGAAACTGGAGGATGTATGAGCGAGTGGATTAAGTGCAGCGAGCGGATGCCGGAAGACTTTGAGGATGTTCTGGCTACAGACGGCAACGAGGTCTGCTTAGGTTTCTACTTTGAAGATGATAACGAGCGGCCAGTATGGGGAACATACCCGGCCTGCCCTTTCTGCGATGGCGAGATCACCCACTGGATGCCGCTCCCTGAACCACCGGAGGAGTAATGACGCCCGAAGCGGAGAATGCCATTCGCTCCGTAGCAAGGAAGTGCAGAGCTGAAATCATCAAGGCCATCGACGGCCGGCCAAAGTCAGACCACGACAGCATCATCACCACCCTTCTCGATAAACACGCCAGAACAATTCAATGCCTCCCGCCCGGTACGTTTCCAGCAAAACGCTGGTTGTCATTCTATGTGCGGCAGGTGGATAAGGAGATAAGCCAGTGAGCAAAATGACATTTGTTTTTGAGTTTGAGGATGGTAAAGAGCCATCTATTGAGGCAGCGACTCAGCTATTCGGTGGGAGGTTGTGTTCAGTAGCATTTTACGATTACAAGGAAGATCATTTTACAAAGCAGGAATCCGAGATAATTGAGGAAGCTCTGGACTTCTATATTCGTCACAACCCCGAAGTAGACCCCGATATTTATCGCAAGCTGGGCCTCGTATCTAACTAATACCCCCTACCCCTATTCACTATCGCGCTATGCGTGAGGAGTTGTTATGTCTGAAATGAACTATGGGCGAGGTGTTG